ATGAAACTATTGTTACTTAATAATGAAGATCCAACAAAAGACGCAAGAATAAAAGTATCAACAATACATGGTGCAAAAGGAGGTGAAGCAACTAATGTTATTTTATTTTTAAATCACACATCAAATACACTTAAAGGAGCAAAAAAATCTGTGTACAAACAAGATGAAGAGTATCGTGTTTGGTACGTAGGTATTACAAGAACCATGCAAAATTTATATTTAATAAAATGTCCAAACAAATCTAAGGAGTTTAAAATATGAGTGATGATCCATACAAGAAACAAGTGTCCGGTACACATTATATGTACATGGAAATACAGCCAGCAGAGTTTATAAACAAGAATAAATTGCTTTTTGCAGAGGGTAATGCTATAAAATATATATGCAGACACTCTCACAAGGGCGGAGTAGAAGACATAGATAAAGCTATACATTATTTAGAAATGATCAAAGAGAGAGATTATAAATGATATTTAAGGCACAGACAGAGTGGGTTAAGCCTACTGAGTTTCCAGACTTAAGATTTTGTGATGAGATTGCAATTGATTTAGAAACACATGATCCAGAATTAAAAACTATGGGATCGGGTTCTGTAATTGGTAAAGGAAAAGTTGTGGGTATTGCAATTGCAACAGATGGTTACGCAGGGTACTTTCCGTTTGATCATGAGGGTGGTGGTAACCTTGAAAAAAGTAAAGTAATTCAATGGTTTACAGATATTTGTGCGTCTGACTCTACAAAAATATTTCACAATGCAATGTATGATATTTCATGGATAAGATCTATGGGTATAAAAGTTAACGGAAGAATTGTTGACACTATGATTGCAGCTTCACTAGTAAATGAAAATAGATTTAGATATGATCTTGGATCATTGGGTTGGGATTATTGTGGTCACGGTAAAAATGAAACAGAATTAAATAACGCTGCAAAAGAATGGGGATTAGATCCTAAAGCAGATATGTGGAAGATGCCAGCAATGTATGTTGGCAACTATGCTGAACGTGATGCAGAATTAACTTTAGCACTTTGGAAAGTTATGCAAAAAGAAATTATAGATCAAGATCTTCAATCTATTTTTGATTTAGAAACGGATCTTTTTCCTTGCCTGGTCGATATGCGATTTCTTGGGGTGAGAGTGGACGTTCAAAAAGCTCATACACTGAAGAAACAATTAGCATCAGAAGAAGATAGCTTACTCCAAAGAGTAGAAAAAGAAACAGGAGTACAAACTCAAATATGGGCAGCGCGGTCGATAGCCAAAGTCTTTGATAAACTAAACCTGGAATACGAACGGACAGCAAAAACACAAGCGCCTTCATTTACAAAAAACTTTCTCTCTACTCATAAACATCCTTTGGTGCAATGTATATCAAAAGCAAGAGAGATTAACAAGGCACATACAACATTTATAGATACAATAATAAAACACGAACATAATGGTAGAATTCATGCAGATATAAATCAAATTAGATCTGACAATGGAGGAACTGTAACAGGAAGATTTTCATACAGTAATCCAAACCTACAACAAATTCCTGCTCGTAACAAAGACTTAGGGCCGATGATTAGATCCCTCTTTATTCCTGAATCTAATTGCGAGTGGGGATGCTTTGACTACAGTCAACAAGAACCAAGACTTGTAGTTCACTATGCATCCCTTGATCAAGACACAAGTGTCTTTGGTGTTAAAGATTCTTACCTGCAAGATGACGCTGATTTTCATACTATTGTTGCTAAGATGGCAGACATTCCAAGAGATGCAGCTAAAACAATTAACTTAGGTTTATTTTATGGTATGGGTAAAGCAAAACTACAAGCAGAACTTGGCGTATCGAAAGATAAGGCAGAAGAATTATTTTCTATTTATCACGAAAGAGTTCCGTTTGTAAAAACTTTAACAAGATCTGTATCTAACAGAGCACAGCAACGTGGACAGATAAGAACTTTACTTGGTAGACTTTGTCGTTTTCATTTATGGGAACCAAATAGTTTTGGTATGCATAAAGCATTACCTTTTGACCAAGCAGTCCAGGAACATGGACCAGGTATCAAGCGTGCTTACACATACAAAGCACTAAATAAACTAATACAAGGATCTGCTGCAGATATGACTAAAAAATCTATGTTAGAACTCTACAAAGAAGGTATTGTAGCGCATATTCAAGTCCATGATGAGTTGGATATTTCTGTAGAAGATGATAAAAAAGCTAAACGCATAAAAGAAATTATGGAATCTGCAGTTGAACTTGAGATACCAAACAAGGTGGATTATGAAAAAGGAACTAACTGGGGTAACATAAAATAATGAGGAATAATTATGGCATATTTAAATGCAAACATACCACCAGAGTACGCACAAATAAAAAGAGAATATTTATATGACGGCAAAAAACATCATGGAGAAGTTGAAGACTGTATTATCTTTGGCATTAGCGCTATGTCAGGTCGCGCTATCTTATGGCATGCTATTATGGAAAATGGCGCAATCTTTTATCGTCTCCCAATTACGGCTTTTATTCAACGTGGTTTTCAACCGAAGGATGTTCCAATTCGAAGACTTGATGAACTGGAA